GCCTACGTTTGATACAGAGTAGTCTGTTGTCTTTGTCTTAACAGTTTCTACGCCAGTCGCGTCAGTACGGACGATAACTGCAATATCGTCTTCATCGAATATCTTGAAAGTATAGGCGAACACGGTGGTTGAGCCGTCTCCGCTATAGCTATTCTTTGTTGTGGTACTGCTTACTGTCATATCTAACTCCTATGGAGATTATACTGCATTTTCTTTGTTTGTTAAAGACTTCTAAAATTGCACCGCGCTTGTGCTTGGCGGCAGCCAGTATTCTTGGTTGTAGTCCTTTAGCCTTTTCTTTTCCATTCTGCTTAGAAACCCTGGGTCTGCCATCTCCATCATCCCATAGAAGAACATATAGTTCATTGCTTGCTCTGTATAAAACAGATTAGAAAACGGAGCGTTGTCTTTGATAAACTTGAAGTAATCTTTAGCATCCGCATTAAGGGTCGCAGATTTATGTGCGAGAGCTAGTGCATCGCCAACAAATCCAATGGAAGGTCCAGCCAATGTTTCTTCAAAGCTACGGCCATAACGGCTGTATTCGCCAAACAAAAAGTCCCCGTAAATCCCTAAGCCGCCGCCTCGCAGCAACGCTTCCTTCCATGTATTAGCAGCTTTCGGGTCTTTAGGCTCTCTGCCTCGTATAATATCTTTAGCTGCCCCGGACAGATACCCAAGAACAGTGGTTGCAGCGATAAGTGGTACTAATGCGGCAAAGCCTTTAACACCGCCACCAGCAGCAAAGTATTCCGGCATTAACTGCTTTGTTATTACGGTAACAGGAAACGTCTTGAATTGTGTCAGAAATCTGAAAAACTCCCCGTGGTATGTGCCCTTTTGCGTACCGAAAGTCAGAAGAACACGCTCACGCTCTCCTGGGGTAATAACCGCCTCGTCTGCAATATCGCTCAACAGTGTTTGTATTTTAGTTGAAAACTCATCTTTGAACGAAGCTCTCATGTTATCAGTTACATCGGTGGTGTTTCTGAGCCTAGAGATTATAGGGTCAATAACATCATTGGTTAGCCCCATTACAGCATCCGGGGTGACAAAATGGTCGGTAGTGCCAGGGGCTAGTGTTTCCATCTTGCTTACGACAGACCATTCCTCGGCACTGATATTGTACATCTCAAGGTTACGCTTTGTCTTTTCAGGAAGCTGGTCGAAGGCTGTGTTTCTATATCTGCCCAAGTCAAAGGCCATTGCAGTTGCAACGCCTTTCTTGTGATTTACCGTCCAGCCTTGCAGCAAGTTCCACCTAAAGAACAACTCCTGCATCTTAGAGATTGTGCCGGGCATACCATCAATAGAACCAGCTCTTGTAAATGCTTGGCCAAGCACTGTTTCAGCGTATATGTTTGTCATTGCCGCAACGTGCTTTTTGTCCTTGCTCCCGACATTGTTGAGCATACCATCAAAAGATTTGCTATAAGCCCCAAAGAAACCGAGGTCTGTGCGCCTGTTCAGTGTAGCGCCTTTAAAAACAACGTCAGAAAATGCAGATATAACAGCGCCGCCTAGCTTGGACATATTCTGCAAGGCTCTAAGGCCAAACCCAACCTGTGCCAGCGTTACATTTCCGGGCACATCCAAGCTGCCATTAAGGGCATTAAATTCAGCATTGAGCTGGTATATTCTTGCTTGGTCAACAAGTTTGCCTGTTTTAAACGCCTTCTGTTCTACAGTGCGCATGATTGCATCGTGCATAGCTTTTGGGTTAGTGCCATACATTTCCAGCATTGTTATGGAGCGAGCATCAGACCGAGCTGACTCGATAACCTTATCCCACAAAGACTCCCCAGAGTATTTTTGAGAGTATTCAAATGCTGATTGCCCGTCCTTAAAATGCAAAGTTCTTGATTGGCTTAGCTTTTTTGCTAAGTTAGCGCTGCTAGGCTTGCCAGAAATATCCCCTGTGCTATCATCTACCAAGTAATGCTTACCTGTCGAGAACCGCTTGTAAAGCTCGGTTAGGTACTCGTCTATTTCTTGCTCACTATTAAACTTGCCAAAGGTGGCTTCCTCATCCAACAGTCTGCGGATGTCCGACTTCCACTGGTCTATAGGGGTCTTTGATATAAGTTGTGGATTATGTGATTGGCTAACAAGGAAGTCTTCTCTCTCGCCTATAAAAGCACCAGCTCTGTTCTTTCTTTCGCGCTGGCCATTCATGTGGCTAAAGATGATGTCGTGTATTTGTTTTGCCTCTGCTGACACACGGGCGTTTCTATCGTAGGCATACAAGTAAACCTCGCGGTCTATTTTGCCTTTTCGCATGATGTCTTCTAATGCAGGGTTTTTGCCAACAAGACGGCGCAAAAAACTACCTACAAAGTTTCTTTCTAGCGCTGACTTCCTTGCAGACGCACTGTCTCTTGAGCCTGTGCGCAACTTAGACTCCCCCATCATCTGCGTGGAGTAAGCCGATGCTGCGTCACCGTCAAAAGCATCTATCTTTGCTTCAATGTTGTTTTTCTTGATAATACGCAGCAGCGCTTCTCTCTTTAACTGCCGGGCAGTAAGACGCATTTCTGTGGCTTGCTGCATAGACACATCTAGCGCAGAGTTCAGGTCGTCAGGCGAAGTAATCTTGCGCCTTTTGAGCTGAGCTGACATATTCTTGATGACTAGCTCAAGCTCCTCATTAGGTATGTCTATATTCCTATCTCTAGCTAAAGAGATAACGAGTTCGGTACAATCCGCCATTATCCAGCCCTACTGTTATTAACAACGCAAACTGCGCCAGCGCTTATAATTTCTTCTGATTCATCGGCTCTTGATACAACTCCGCCCCACTCATCAAGTTCGGCAAGGTCTTCTTCACTTAACAAATTGTTAGCTCTTAAACCAGCTACTTGTTGTTCTAGCACCGCTATCTCTCTGTCAAATGCAGTGATGCGAGCATCTTCATTTTGCACTGTTTGCTGGTGTGCAATGTCTAAGTCATCCAGTTCTTCCATCGGATGCAAAAACTCCTCAAGGTCGCCTTGCTCATTGTAGTACCTATCTACTTGCGCAACAGCCTCATCAAACTCTGCACGGCTAATCCCTGGCCCTTTGCTTGCCTCCAACTGCGCCGCCTCATCCTCAGACAATGCGTTCTGACGCATTTCTATTTCTTGGAATAACTCCTCATCAGTCATGCCTCTAGGGTCAATACCCAGTTCTGAGACAGTTTCGTCTAACTGCAATGCGGCAATATATTCCTCTGCGTCTGAGTCCATATAGCTGAACGTGTCATTTCTAAACTGGTCATTTTCTAGTGCCGCTACAAGTTCTTCTGGTGTTACCCGGTCTCCGTCTAAATCTAGCCGTCCGGGAAAGTAACCAGCCTCTTGTGCCCGGCGAGCCATTTCATCGAGGCCAACGCCGCCTCGCTTTAACACGCCGAAGCCCCCTTTGTCCAAGCGAGCTTTTACATCTCCGGCCATAGGGCTGTCCGGGTCTATTCTTCCAGCATCTTTCACAAACTGAATAAGCGTCTTGGGCTTCACTACCTCGCCCCGGCTGTTCTTCTGATATGCTCTTTTTAAAGACGGAGGCATCTCGTTAGGTTTCGGCGTTGCTGTCGCTGTTAAGGTTGTGGTACGCCGAGTTTCTTTAGCCTTTACATCGCTGTTTATTTTTGGGCTTACATTAGGGTCGGCATCAAGGACAGGATTTACATTTACTGGCCGCCCGTCTGTCAAATCAGATACGGCAACTCGCAAGGATTGCAGAACAGTCTCCCTGTCAGCTCTTACAAATATGTCAGAAAACTTGCCGCCAATGCCAGTAACAGCACCGCCAAGAATTGCGCCAGCGGTTAGATTTATAAAAGAGTCATACAGCGTGTACGGGTTTTGTTGTAGCTGTTCCCCAGCAAACATAATTGGCTCTACCATCGCTGCGCCGATTGTTGCCTCGCCAGCGCCAGCCGCAACACGCCCAGCAGTCATGCCGTATCTACTTGTTATGCCAGATACAGTCTTGATAGCCGCTGTTCTGGCTGCTGCGTTAAGGCCAACTGCGGCTGGGGCTAAAAAGGCAGAGCCGATATTAACAGGGTCTAAAACGCTACCTACAATCTGAGTGCCAAACCTAGCCAGACCAAGACCGCTTTTTGCTCTGGATAAAACCAAGTCTTTAGCTATGCGTCTGTCATAGGCAGCAGCTAGTGATTGCGCCGTGCTTTCAGCAACACCTTCTTCGCCTACATCTACGCCCTCTCTAAAGTATTCACTTTCTTTCCACTGGTCTACTGTAAGGAAGTTATCATCGTAAAGTTTGCTGTAAATGTATGTTCCGATAGCGCCAAACGCATCACTGCCAGCTCGCATGGAGCTTGCAAATTCAACCCCTAAAACATGGGAAGAAGATGCCGGGGTATTGAGAAAATAATTCCTCACATGGGCTGTTGATGTGGATGGAGACGGGTAATAGATATCAACCATTACCGAGTGCCCTTAGTCAACATACGAATTTCGCCCTCAGTGCGCTGCTGTTCGGTTCTATACTGCGGTGCGCCTAAAACAAATTCTGTAAACATCATGGTTGTTGCATCATAGGACATAATCGAAAGCTGCCCAATAAGGTCATTTCCTAAGGGGAAAGCATCGTTAAGTTCATCAGGCACGACCAAGTAACCATCACTGTCCACTGAGTAATCGGAGTAGTATTCTAAAAACTCTGCTTTGTTTTCGTCCGTCATGTACAGTTCCCAGTTTTTTTCCAACAAGGACTTAATAGTCTTAGCATCAAAACCATCCATAAAGGCACGTTGGGTAGCGGAAACTATGTATCTATGCTCGGCATTTAAACCGTCCTTATACATCCTAGACTCTTTCTCAACCATAGCCTCAAATTCAGCATATCTTTCTGGACTTAGTGTAATGCCAGCAAATTTAGCGTCATTTTGGAGCATTTCTGCGCCACGGTGCATAACCTCATGCGCAAACACAGCTCTTTGGTCGTTTATTCCAAAAGCCGCATTAGATACAACCGCAATCCTATCCATTGAAGGATTATAAGCGCCAAGAGCCATGTGATTTGGAAGAAGGTACTCGCCTTTTACCGAAGAAAAGTCGCTTATATTTTTGCCTCTTAACCCAGCTTGCAATAAAGGATTCCAGTCCACTCGGTTCAGTAAGTCAAACCCACCTTCTACATCACCAAACAGCACGGAGGCTTTGTATGCGGCGGATTCTGTGTCAACGCCTTCTGGCGAATTAAATTCAATCCTAAAATCCTCTGCCCGTTTAAGTAGGATGTCCCTAATGACTTTGTTTTCTTCACCACCCCATCTTTCGTTTATGTTTTCTATATGGCTGTCAATAAACGCATCATTTAGTCTCTCTACGGACACCTCACTGTACTTAGTGCCCTCACGGGTAAATGCGCCAGATACGTTGCGGCTCTCTAGCTCTATTCTTTTGTTTATTACGCTTAAATCGGTGCGAAGTTCCAGTAACCTTGCCTGACCTTCTTCACTTCTATTTGGCTGTTCGCCAATGCTTTTCATCTCATCAAGAATTGCTTGACGCTGATTTTCTAGGTTACCAAGATTTTGGCCAATAGCTGTTTCTGGAGCTGGCGGCTCGTATGTTGCGGCTTTCTCTATGTTGTAAGACTTAGGCCGTAGCTGACCACGGTCATCATATTCGAAGATTAATCCGCCATCTGCGCCAACAGCCAAAGCAGTCTTTCCATCTTGAGCAATCACCCACCCGTAGCGTAACCGCGCCTCGTCTGCATATCCAGCCTTTTCGTTTTCAAATTCAACAGTACCTTCTTCAAAGCGGCCACTCTCGAAAAAGATTGTCTCTGAGCTAAGTGTTTTAATTTCGCTGTTTAGGGCAGCTTGAATGTTCCCTGACTTAGCTGTTAGATGCTTTGGTATGCGCAGTGTTACTTCGCTATTTGGAAAGCCATCCACATAAGAATATCTTTCGCTGAGTATGCTGGCGGCTTGTGACACAATGTTCTCCAGCTCTCCTTTGCTCATAGCGTCATCGCCAGAGACAACTTTGGCTTGCTCTTGCGCCAAGAATAGGGTCAGGTTGGTTAGCATTTCCAAGTGCTGCTCTCTAGCAGTGTTCATAGCTCTTGTGCTAGATGGAGAGCCTATGATTTGGTTGTTAGCAAAGTCAGCATAAGAACCACCAAGCATAGACTTCATGTGGTTTTGCACGGTTTCATTCTTTATGATAGCGCTTCGTATATTTGTTTTTGCCGCCGGAGTCGCTTGGATTTTTATGGCATCCGGGCTGCTAGACAACAAAAGTTTGCCAGCCATAGGGCTTAATGGGGCATTGGCTACATAGTTCTGCGCCAAACTCATGCCAGCGGCGCTAAGCTGCCGCATAATGTAGGACTGCGCATCAGCAGATACTTTCTTTTCTGCGCCTGGCCCGATACCAACACCAGAAAAGGCAGCCACAACATCCATCGGCGTATCAGCAGCATTTATAGCTTCAATAAAATCAGTAGCCGTTTGCGCTGTTAAAGGCTTAATCTCATCAGGACGCAGCCCCATTGCGGCCTGTTTTTGGATTTGCTCAGCTATAGTAGGTTCTTTGCCAAACTTTCTTCTATAGGCGTTATCGACAAAACTTGCAGGGTCTTTTTCTAAAGCCTCACGCTTGGCGGCTACAGCAGTCGCCACTCCATCCGATATCAGGTTTGCTTTTCTAATATCAGTAGGTTTCTCTACAGCAGTTCTTCTAGCATTTTCTTGTGCTTTTTTTATAAGCTGTAAGTCAGAAGCCTCGTTAGTAAACGGGTCTGCATACACCTGTTGATAAACGTCTTCTGCCACCGCGATACTCAAGTCTAAGGCATTGGCCGCTGCGATATCACCAGCTTGCCTGTACTTTTGTGACGCTTGGTTGCCCAGCCCACCATCATCGCCAGTAAGGTTGATTGAATCAATGGCATTGGCTTCCAGTTGAGCTGCTTCTGCTAGTACGCCAGTTTTCAGGTAGGTTATTTGGCCTTCAATTAGGCCAGCCATCTCGCGCTGCATAGCAGAGTTATAATTAGAAAACTTACCCTCATTCTTGTTTACATCGCTAAGCTGTTGCTTAAAGTAGCCTATGTCTAGGTTTGGGTTCTGAGAGTCGGAAAGAAAATCCTTCTTGTCCAGCTCGTAGCGTATGCCCTCAGTGGTGTACCCTGTGTCAAAGCCATTGTCTTTTGCGAAGGTAATGAGATAGTCCGCCTCAGAAAGTAACTCGTCCCGGTCATCTACTGCTGCGGCATCAATGGTCAGTGCATCAAGCGCCTTTGTGAAAGCATCTTTTCTGCTGGCTTGGTGCTGCTGAAAAACCTCACTCCTAGCATTGGCGACCTTCGTATTAAGGTTTTTAGATAGATTGTTTTTAATTGTACGTTTCTGTGAACGAGTTAAGTCCATCCCATCGACTTCGCCCATCACCCCGTCTACAAAATCTTTGGCAACGATATTAAAACCAGGCACAGTTTTAGCTGGTTGGCCTAATTTAAACCGTTCAAAGTCCTCTCCAGACTTTGCCAGCATTTCTGCATAAACACGCTCAGTCTCAGCGTTCTTTTCAGCTTGTCCAAATTGAAACGCAATATCACCAGCCGTCTTAGAAAATGACTGTATGGCTCTGCCCGGAGCAGTAAATGCAGACCTATCTGCCCTGCGAGATAATTGCCCTGTTGCTAACTCTACAGCTTGCCCTGCGCCTTGATTGTATAACGGTATCTTCGGCATTTTATTGTCCTAATAATGTTGCGCCTTGCGCAGCGCCTTGCAATAAAGATTGGTATCCCTGTACTTTGTATGCGGTCTGCCTTGCTTGGCTTTCTGCTGTATTGAGGGCAATGTCTGCTTCTTTTTTAGTTTCTGCGATATCTCCAGCGTACTGTATCCGCAGCGCATCTTTTTCTGTTTTGAAATAAGCATCAGCTAGTGCATTTAACGGACTGCCAGACATTTGTACACCAGAAGCGGCTGTCTTCGTTATTTGCTGCCCGACAAGTCTCCGGGAGTTTTGTCGTAGTTTTTCTTCTTGGTCAGCCTTTTCTCTGCGCAGTAAGACGGCTTCATTTTCTCTTACTTGATTTTCGTATTCAGTTACGGCTTTTTCAGACTTAGCTGCGGCTTTAGAGCCTTTGAAGCCCATAACGCCACTGCCCACAGCGGCGGCAGCAGCCATCATTGTTAAAGGTTCTGGCATTACGCAAACCTCGCTACTCTACGGTAATCACTACCATCAGGGCCATATCTTTTCATTAGACCTTCATCCTCAAAACCTAGCCAGCTCGCAAACCGCAAAGCCCTTTCGTCATTAACCGAAACGCTGGCCTGTATTCTCCACAATTTGTTATCTGCCATTATACCTTCAAATAACTTATCTGTATATCTAGCAACAGTTTTAGGCACTTTGTAGCCGTGCTTAGACATCACTATCCAACCTTCTGCGACCCCATCCCATAATATATGCACCCCGGCTGCCGCCATAATCAGGTCATCTTTGAATAAACTGTAGCCCCTAATCGCATGATGGTTATAGAACATAGCCCGTGCTTCTGGTGAAAACTCGTAGTCAGTTTCTATGAAGTGGATATGCTCCTCATCAAAAGGCACTAAATTATACATCGAATGTGTTTGACCTCCGAATAATCGCCAGCACAGTCATAGGCAATGGCTGGTTCTGCCGGATAACTACCCGTGCATCATTGTCATAGCCAGATGGGAACGATATCTCTTTATCGCCTGTGAACATCGGCACAGCAGTATTCATAGCCATGCTAGAGTTTCTAAAGGGTATGCGGTCAAGATTAGCCGTATCTGGACCAACCTCTGCGCCTACTGTATTCAGGAAACGAGCCGTTACACTGTGGATGCGCTTTATATTGCCCTGAGAAGTCCCGTCATTGCCGCCAGCCTCAAGCCTTAGGGTTTCTATAAGGGATGTATAGTTGTAGCCCAGATGCACCTTAGAGGCGCTTCTATCCAGTGTTATCTTGCCGTCTGTCACCGTCTTGTTAGCATGAGTAGCTCCATCAGCTAAAATAGCTACTTCTTCGCCTTCTAGGTGATTGATGCCGCTGATAGTGGTCGTAGCTGACCCAGAATATGTCAGGCCGCTATCCACATAAAACGCATCCTCAATATCATCACCAAAGTTAATAGGCTTTAGATATTCGATGTGGCGGTAAGTTGTGCCATTTATTGTACGGTTTACGGATACATATACTTGGTCTTCTGCACCGCTAGGAATGGATGCGATACTTTCTACAACCCCGTTTCCGCCCAAAGGATGCGTATGCCAACCTATTGCGCCATTTGCTTTGTCGTAAGTTAGGCCAATAAGTCTGCCATCAGTATGCACAAACCAGATAAGCAGCTCCGGCTCTTGCTGCCAAACCATGTCAGATACGCCGCCACGAGTAACATGGTCAGCCAAGATAGACAGCTCAATGCCTGTTAGCCCGTCTTGTGCCTCGCTAAAAGTGATTTCCTTTACCTTCTCCTGGCCTTTCTGAATAAAGATAGTAGAAGATGCGGCTCTGATAGGCGTAATGTCAGATGTGCCAAAAGTAGTTTCTCTCAGCACGTTTACATTTGTCGGGGTCAAAGCCTCTGAGCCAGCACCCCCGGACATAGTAAATTCAGCACTGGTGGTCATAATCTGTAGGAAACGACCCTGCATCATGTGCTTGATAACATTCACCTTGTCAGAGGCGATGGTTACATTGATAGCGGAATCATCTTCCGTTCCTGGGGTGTGGTTCTCAAAGTCAGCAGATACAGAGCCAAAGATTGACTGTGGCCTTGCAGTCGTTCCTGCAAAGAATAAACGCTCCTCATAAAAAGCCAACGCTCTTGGGTATCCTTGGTCTCCGCCAAAAGCACCCAGAGACCAACGTGTAGTAGCATTAGCCGCGCCAACCACAGCATCAGGCAATACTGCAATGCCGCCATCATCGGCTTTGACGGTAGCGGAAACCACAGTGGAGCTAGTAAAGCCCGTAATCTCTACATAACCCGTATCATCATGCACATATTCCCAGTCGATAGCCCCGTAGGTTTCTACGCCGGATGTGTGTACTGGTGGAGAATTGTTTGATGTCTGGGTCGAGCCTGTGACATTCTCATAAACATGGTCGTTGTAGCGTACTGTATCCCCATTGTTATAACTTTTATTCGCTTCCCATTCCGGGTGCGCAATCTCAAGCACCTCTCTGAAACGAATATATCTACCTACATCAGAAGCAGTAAATAGCGCAGCAGAAGCAGTCACCGTTACACTGCCTGTATCAGCAGAGGCGTATAAAGTTGTGCTAGTTATGTTCTCATCAAGATATGGGCCATCCACAAAATCCACATCCGAAAGCGTAAATGTTGTCGCGGTTGTCCGGGTCAGCTTGGCTGGCGCATGGCTCTTATGTGCTAGATAAATAACGTCAGCAGATTGTGCGTGGTTAATCTCAAATATTTCTGTAACGCTATAGGTTGTTGCAACTTCCACAATCTTGCCTACTGCACCGCCAGAGCTGTACGCATCAAAGCCTGTACTGTCTATGCCGGATAACTCAAATGTGTTTGTAGTGGCATTAGCAACAGTAAATTCAAGGTTGTTGACCTGAGACATACCAGCAACGCTTGTGATAAACACTCTATCGCCATTAGATAGGCCATGTGATGCGGCTGTCACTACAGCAGGGTTTGCTTGTGTAATCCCTGTAATAGCTGTAGTAGCCTCAGTCAGTATGCCGCCGTCTTTGAAGAAGCGGATATAGTTAGCACCAAGCTCTAGGATGTATGCTTGCTCATCACTAAATTCAAAGCTGATAAGACGCACTTTGCCGCCATCTTTACTGCGACCAGCAAAATAGCTGCCGGGACGGCGAGTAACACCGCCGGAAGGAAACACCAGCATATTCTGAACAGTTTGAGCGCCTTCGTTATACTTGGGTAGGTCTACACGACCTTCCAAGCGTGGCGATAGCTCCCCAGACCGAAAGTTGGTAAGTATAGTGGATACGCGAGCCATCAGCCTAGAACCTTATGTTCGTGAAGTCTTCTGTGATAATCCTGTCTGGTTTACCCTCAATAGCATCCATAGACCGAGCTTCTCTTAGACGTGCCTCGTACAACCCAAACATTTGCTGGGCTACAGTCGTGCTGCCAGTAATGTTGTATGCCAAGTCTGCTGCTAATCTATGCGCCAGAGTGTTGGATAGCAGAGAGTCATACAGCTCGGTGTCTTCTTCTCGCGCTATGTAAATAATCCGGCAGATGTCCTCATCGGTCAGAACATTTCTGCCCTCAATCTTAAACATGGCTTGTGTGTCATACGGGGCAATATCGCCATCAACATTAGATGTAAACAAAGACAATACACGCAAGCAATAGGGGTCTGTGGGTAGCGTGAATGAATTAGCAAAACCAAATGCAGGAGCTGTGCTGTTCTTGGCTAACTGAGTACGAACAATGGCACAGTTCCAAGGGTGTGCCCGTAATACAGCGTCCCGTGCAGTGTCAAATCTGCGGTTGCACAATCTAGCTTCTTTGGAGTTTTGAGTAAGTGAAATAATGGTTGCCGCACCCAGCAAGTCCATAGCTTCATTACATATATCAACAACGGAAGGCATTACTTCACTAACCTTTCAAGTTCTATCAACGCACCGTGACTTGAGTTGCTATCACCACCGCGAGTCGTGTTACCTACAAACTGTGCTTCTGCAACCAGCGCCTTTAAGCGTTCTGTCGATAGTATTATAACAATACCATCATTAAGTATAAATGCCCAATGGTCTGCCTCAGTTGTGGCTACACCAGAGGGCTTTCCCCTACAAAAAAACTCCACAAACACTCGACCAGTCTGTGAAGCCTTGAAATCTCTTTTGACCTCTAAGGTCTTCGATTGTAGTAGCTCAGCTAACCACTTTTCCTCTAGCTGGCCTACCTTCAAATCATAGCGGAAATCGCTATTAAATTGCATCCCTTGCCTTCCCCCGAAGGGAGGAGAGGCGGCTTGCACCGCCTCGCCCAATGGTTTGCTTAGTTGACAGCGTATTCAATAATGAATGACATTGTGCCAGCAGTTGTACCAACCACTGTAAATGTCGCGCCCACATAGTAGTGACCGCCTTCATCTTCTGAATCGCCAGCAAGTTCGTACATCTTGTTGCCAATAGTATCAATGTTGGCGGCTTCGGTGCGAACGTCAGCCATGCCAGCACCGTCAAGAACAGCACTGCCAAAAGCATCAGCGTCCTTAACTGCACCAGAAGTATCATAGATACCTACATCAAATGCACAGCTACCACCGAATGAATCAGAACCAACTGCCACACGCAACACAGTAGCGTTGCTTGGAATTGGTGCGAACATTACGATGTCGCCTACGGTATCAACGTCAGCAATCGCCAGCTCAACAGAGCCGCTTGCTACACGCACAACACCGTGCAGATTTGATGCGTCATTAGCAACAGGAGGGGTAGCTTCAAAGTTAGCTACAAGTGTTGAGTTCTTAGTAGTCATTTGTCACTCTCCCTTAAGCCGCTTCGTCACAGTCAATTTGGACAACTTTTTCTTCTTCCATGCGAGTCGCGCCAATAGACATACAGTAGTACACCTGAGTTGCGTAGCCTTTGTCGCTACGCTCGTCAATGCGAGCCATAATGTCTTTGCCGACTGCCAGAGCAAGACCATCTTCTGCCCATGCGAAGCATGAACGGATGTTGCCAGTTTTTGACAAACGGTTAGAAACGATGAAACGGAAGCCCATGAAGGTATCAATTTCACCCTGAACAAGAGCCTTCACAGTGTTGAAGTCTGATGAAGTAACAGTGGTGCTACCTAACAGGGCTTCAATCTGGTCTGGGCCAACAGCGATATAACGAGGGATTGATGGGTCTACATCAGCCAAGTCCAGCTTCTTCTTAGCTTCGCGCAGCTTATCCAGAGTCATATCTGCACCACCATTAGCAATCTGCTGACCAGCAGG